CAGTGATCACGATGAGGATATCGGACAAAAACTCGACGCCGCCGAGGAGGCGATCGTCGCGTATCTCAAAACCGCGGCCGATCCGACGTGGGATGCGGATACGGCGCCGCTCGCCGTCAAACATGCCGTCCTCCTCCTGCTCACGCATTTGTACGAACACCGCGGCGACGATATGAACCCGAGCGCGTCCGGCTCGACGCCCGACGCCGACGTCTGGGCCGCGATCGGGCGCCTGCTCGCGATGTATCGGGATCCGACACTGGCATGAGCGCGATCGGCCAGGCCCGGCACGTCGTCACCCTCGAGAACCCGGGCGATCCCGCGCCCGACGGCGACGGCGGGTATACGGAAACCTTCGCGCCGCTCGATCCGGCGTCCTGGGATTGCGCGATCACGCCGGCCTCGCAACGCCTGCGGACGCTCGAGACGCTCGCGTCGTCGGCCGTGCTGGCCCAGGCGACGCATGTTCTCACCGGGCCCTATCACGCCGGGATCACGATCGAGACGCGGATCACGTTCAACGGGCGCCGGTTCAATGTGATCAACGTCGCCAACCTCGAGGAGCGCGGGATCGAGACGCAACTCCTCGCCGTCGAGGTGCTGAGCTAGTGGCCTCCGTCACCTGGGACGGCCTCGACGACCTCGAGGAGGAGCTCGGCAAGTTACCCGCCGATCTCGCGCAGGCCGGCGGCGCCCTGGCGACCGAGAGCGCCGAGCAAGCGGCCGTCGAGATCAAGGCGGCGTATCCCTATCGCGACGACGTGACGCATAAGGCGTACGCCGCGAGGGGCTGGGCGACGCACCTCCGCGACGGCGTGATCGTGCGCGAGAAGCGTCTCGATTACGGCAAGGTCGTCTACCTGATGAACACGGCGCCGTATGCGTACGCGTATGAGAGCGGCCGGCGCAAGGGCAAGCACGGCACGACGCCGGCGCGGCCGACGTTCATACCCATCAGGAACAAGTACCAACGCGGGTACATCGAGGCGATCGTCGCCCTCCTCGAGGAGCGCGGATTGAGAACAAGCGGCGATGCCCAAACCTGACACCTCGGCGATCGACGCCGCGCTCGTGAACGTGCTGTACCAGGACACGACGTTGAAAAGCCTTGTGCCCGACGGCGTGTACATGGACGAGGCGCCGCCGAACGCGCAGAGGTTTGTGATCGTCGCCCTGGCCGACGCCGTCAACGATTGGACGTATGACGCCGGCCGGGCCGTCGAGGACAAGGTGTACACCGTCGTCGCGAAAATGCTCTCGACGGCCGGCGGCGATATCAAGGGCGCGGCGGCGCGGATCGACGCCCTCCTCGAGGACGCGGCGCTCACCGTCGCCGGCTACGCCGACGTGCGCGTCCGCCAGGACCGCCCGATCCGCGAGACGGACGTCGACACGGTCGATCCCTCGCTGCGCTGGTTTCACCGCGGCGGCGAGTACCGCGTTCATGCAGCTATCACCTAACACGAGGACGAACGATGAGTATCAAAACCGGCCGCTACGGCAAAGTCTCTTACGATCCGCTCGGCGGATCGGCGCTCGTACAGATCATTTCGATCAACTCGTGGAAGGGCTCGTTCGCGACCGATTACGAGGACGTCTCGTGTTTCGGCGATACGAACAAGGTCTATATCCCGGGCCTGATGGATATCGGCGGATCGTTCGCCGGGTTCTGGAACTCGGCCGAGCTCACGCTCTTTAAGGCGGCGATGTCGCCGACGCCGGGCACGCTCCAACTCATGCCCAATACGTCGGAGGCGGCCTTCTTTTGGCAAGGGCCCGCGTACATGAGCGCCGATATCGACTGTTCGATGAACGCGCCGAAAGTGACCGGCACGTTCAAAGCGGCCGGATCGTGGTCAGTACCCGGCCAGGTGCTCGCGACGGGCGCCGGGCCAGGGACGGGCCTTGGGACGTTTACCCCGAGCGGCGCGACGCCGCCGCAAAACTTCGCCGCGCTCTCGACCGTCGTGGCGAACCCGGCGACGAATTGGACGACGGGCCAGTACATCCAACTCGGCGACGGGAGTCGGGCGTACTGGAACGGTACGACGTGGATCGTCGGCGTACACCCGTAGCCGGATGTTCACCGAAGGGATCACGCTCCGCGGCGCGGAGGCGACGATCGTCTGGGGCTATCGGACGGCGGCCGTCTGTAAGGAATGGACGGCCGCCAGGACGCCGGGCGGGCTCTGGACGATCCGCGCCACCGTGACGCGGGCGGATCCCTTTTCACTGAAACAACCGGGCCTGAAGTTTACGGCGCCGCGGATCGGCGGGCGGTTCTGCTGGCCCGTCGTCGCCGTGACGCTCGCCGGATCCTCGCTCGCCGGGCAACTCGGCCCGCCGGAGTCCTAACCTATGCCGTCCTGGTTCGTACGACCGGAGGCCGTCACGCTGGCGATCAGTGGCGGCAAAACAATCACCGTCCGGCGCCGGCTATCCAATGGCGAAATGCGCGCGCGGATCGTCCGAAGCACGATCATGAACGGCGACGGCGTCCCGCATACCAACGGCCTCCAGTTTGCGCTCTGTCGCGTCTCGGCCTTTCTGCTCGACTGGACGGTACCCGATGAGAGTGGCGCGATCGTCCCGATCCGCGATCTCCCGGCCGCCGACCTCGAGGCCGTGCTCGACAACCTCGAGCCGGACGCCTTCGCCGACATTCACAACGCGATCGAGGCGCACGAGGCCGCGATGGCGAACGAGCGGGCCGAGCAAAAAAAAACGGCTGGGGCGACGCCGTCCGCACCGATCTCGCCGTCGCCCGCCGCTGTGGCTGGCGATACGAATGGGTGAGGGATCTCGACGCCGATGTGTACGCGATCCTCGTCGATGAATTGCTGAAGGAACAAGCGCAGGCCGAGGCCTAACCGATGCCGATTACGGGCAAATTCGAGGCGGATTTTACCCAGTTTCTCGCGGAGACGCAGAAAGCCCAGGTGAGCCTGAGCGGGTTCTCGATCCTCGCGGACGATACGGCTAAATCCCTAACCGGCCTCGAGAAGTCGACTGTCAGTACGGCGACGTCGATGGGCACCCTGCACACCTCGTACATGCAATTCGACGGGATCCTCAACGCCGTCGGGATCCATATCGGCCCGCAAGTGCGCGCGCTCGAGGATCTCGGGGCGGCGGCGATGAGCACGGGGGCCGAGATCGGCCTTCTCGGGGAGGTCGGGCTCGCCGTCGGCGTCGCGATGGCCGCCTGGGAAGTGGGCAAGTGGATCGGCCATATCACCGGCATGGACGACGCGCTCGACGAATGGGTCACGCATTTAGCGGGCGCGAAAACGGCGGTCGAAATGATGGGCGACGCCGCCGAGGCGGCCCTGTCCCATCAGCAAGAGATGATCTTCGAGGCCGCCGCGATCGCGGGCAAGTCGACGGCCAACCTCGAGGATGCTCAAAAAGCGCTCGCGAAGTTTTACGCGCAACAAGCGAAGGACAGCGAAGCCGCCGAGGCGGCCGTCAAGAAACACATCGACGCGATCGGGCAAGTCAACGAGGCGCTGAAAAGTCACGCCGATATCTTGCGCGATGTGTCGCCCGCCGAGCAGGCCGTGATCAAGTCCGCGCTCGAGCACGGCGTCGCGCAAGGGCTGTTAGCCGAGTCGACGGGTAAGACGGCCCTGCAAATTCGGACGCTGGCGCAAGATCTCGCCAACGAGAAGAAAAGCACCGAGGAGGCCGCCGCGGCGACGCGACAAGCGAACGCCGAAATGATGATCTCGTACAACAATCAGATCACGATGCTCGGCCAACTCGAGAAGGCGCAACAGGGGCATTTCGGGCTCGAAGGCCAGATCGAGCAGTTGCACCTCTTGGCCGTCGCCGAGGATGAGGCGACGGCCGCGGCCCTGGCGCGCCTCACGAGCGAGAAAGACCGGCTTAAGGTTCGAGAAGGCAACGAGAAGCGACAGCAAGAGATCGAACTTGAGACGGCGAAACTCGAGCAACAACTCGCCGATCAGAAAGGCGCGTCGATGGCGCGCGGGCTCGCCCAACAACGCGAGCTCAATCAGGCGCAGGGCCGCGACGCCCAAGGCGCGATCCTCTTACCCGTCGACGCCATGACGACCTATCAAAACAAGGTCGACAGCATCAATGCCACGATGCAGGACGGGATCGAAAAAACGCAGGCGCTCAGGCAGGCGAATCAGGATCTGACGGATAGCTTCCTGAAAGAGGCGCAAGCCACCGACACGGCGACCGCGGCGCAGACGAACAAAACGGCGGCCACGAAGGCCGCGCACGATCAGGTGATCTCGTTCTCGACGCCGATCGGCGGCGCGATCACCGGCTCGAACACCGATCCGCAAATCCTGATGTATATGGGCATGGGCTACACGCTGAATGAGGCGATGGCGATCGCCGGCGGGTACGGCGCCCAGGTGATCGGCGCGAACGCGAAACGCGCGGCGGCCGGGATCACGTTACCCGGCCGGGCCGACGGCGGGCCCGTCTCGGCTGGCTCGTCGTACATCGTCGGCGAGCGCGGGCCCGAGCTCTTTACGCCGGCCGTGAGCGGGACGATTTCGCCCGGCGGCGGCGGGATCTCGATTGTGATTCAGGGCTCGGTGCTCTCGACGCAGGCCGAGCTCGCGGCCCTCGTCGAGCGCGCCATGCTGGCGGCGTACCGTCGCGGCGGCAACCGCTTGCCCGTCTAATGGCGACCCTCCAGGCCGGCGAGAAAGCGCGCATGTATGCCCTCGGCAAGATCGCCCGCGGCGGCGCGACGCGCGGCGGCTACGTGAGCGCCCGCGCCTTTATCGCGATCGACGGCGTGCATATCGGGTTTGGCGGGACGCCTGGCGCCGGGCACGTCGGGACGATCATCACGTCGCTGTCGATTACGGACGCCCTCAACGAGGCCGCGAATACGTGCCAGTTTCGGATCAACGGGATGGTTCCCGCGGCCGGCGCCGAAGTCAAGATCACCCTCGGCAGTAAGAACCGGCTGTCGTACCTGTTCGCCGGGTTTGCGCTGCACGTCCAACAGGGCTACGCCGCCGACAAGCCGGCGAACATTAACGCCGACGTCTCGGCCGTCGATTACACCTGGCTCTTAGGCTTTACCAAAGTGACGAAGGCGTACCGCTCGCAATCGGCGAGCACGATCGCCGCCGACCTCGTCGCGACGTACGCCGCGGCGAATGGGTTCACGAGTTACGCCGTCGCGCCGTACCTCCCGACGCTCACCGAGATCACGTTTACGAACGAGGAACTCGATCAGGCCCTGACGCGCCTGGCCGAACGGATCGGCGCGTACTGGTACGTCGATTATCAGAAGGATATTCATTTTTTCATTGACGAGACGCTGAACGGCGCGCCCGAGGTTTTGACGCCGGCCCATAAGTCGCTCGCCGACGTCCGCAAGACGGCCGACCGGACGCAAGTCCTCACCCGCGTGTACGTCGAGGGCCGCGGATCGAACATCCTCGGCGCCGTCAAGGCGGGCGATACGCTGATCCCAGTCGAGGCCGTCGATATGTTCGAGGCGGCGGCCGACGTGTTCGCGAAAGTCTCGCCGCACGGATCCGAGGGCGCGGCCGAGTGGGTGAGCTATACCGGCGTGATTCCTGGCGGCGCGGGCTCGCTCGTCGGGCCCGGCGTCGGGCCGCCAGGCGCGCCGATCCTCGCGCGCGCGGCCGGGACGGGCCTCACGGCCGGCACGTACAAGTACGCCTATACCGACGTGACGCCGAGCGGCGAAACCCTGCCGAGCCCGCTCGCTGTGATCGACGTGGGCGCGCCGATTCCGGCGCCGACGGTCGCGCCGGCGACGGTCGCGAATGCAGCATCGGCAGGCGTTGATATCGGATGGCACACCCACGCGTACACATACGTCACTGGGGCCGGCGAAACGACTATTAGCCCGCCGTCGGCCGCCGTCGTCACGCAAGGGCCGCTGACGCCGGTGGTACCAAGCGGCGGAATCTACCTCGTGGAACAATTCACCGGCGGCGGTTTGCCGGACGGCGCTTACGATTACGCCGTGAGCTATATCGGTGACGCGGGTGGCGAGACGAATTTAGCGGCCACGTACGGTTGGACAATCATCATTCAATACGGGAATCATACTGCGCGTATCCATTGTTCGCGCGTGTCTGGTGATTACAAACAGATCCCGGCCGGAGTATCACAAATAAAAGTCTATCGGACGGCCGTCGGTGCTGGTGGCGGTGGCGGCCACTTCTACATCGGGACGATGCAACCCTTTGGCGCCGGCACCGATCATTTTTACTTAGATGATCCAGGGCTCCCGCTCGGCGCGCCGATCCCGACGACGAACACCGCGCAGCGGCGCCAACAAAAGATCGCGTTGACGACAACGAAAAGTCCCGATCCGGCCGTCACCGGCGTCAAAATCTACCGTCAGCGTGCTGACGTCGCTGGCGCGCCGTTTAAGTTTGTCGCGCAAGTTAATAGCACCCTCGGGATCTCCTATGAGGACGTCACGCCCGATGCATCTCTTGGGGCACAACCGCCCGTCGCCAATACCAGCGGGGGAGGATTTCTCGCCGTGGCGGTGTCGGGTATTGCGCCCGGCCCGAGCCCGACAAATGCGCGCCGGATCTATCGCACGGCGGCGAACGGATCGACCCTGAGACAGGCAGGCGTGTTTAATGAGAATACGTCGACGGCATTCACCGATACACTCGGCGACGCGGCGATCGCTGGAAATCCAGTCGCGCCGACGAGCGATACCTCCGGCCTGCAACAAGTGCCCGGCCAGGTGACGGCCGGCTCGGCCGCGATTCTCGTCGCGAATATTGCACCCTTCGAGGCCGGCGGCGGCTGGGCCGTGATCGGCAACGGCGAACAGGTGATCCGGTACCTCGCAAAATCGGGTACGACGCTCACCGGGATCCCGGCGACGGGCATCGGCGCGATCGTGGCGGCGATCGCCTACAACTCGACGATCACCGCGGCGCCGATGCTCACCGGGATCCCGTCGAGCGGGCCCTACGCGATCTTCGAGGATCTGAACCCGGGCGACGAGATCAACCTCGTCGTCAAACGCGAGGACGCCGCCAGGCAATCCGCGCTCGCGACGATGATCAAAACCGGGCCAGGCTGGCGCGAGGAGTGGATCCAGGATCGACGCCTCTCGATCGCCGAGGCCAGGAACCGCGGCGACGCGACGCTCGCGCTACGGCCGCTCGAGGACGTCACGATCACGTATACCTGCCGGGATCTGCGAACGGCCTCGGGCAAGTCGATCACGGTCAACCTCCCGGCGCCGACGAACATCACCGGGACATTCAAAATTCAGAGCGTCACGATCGGGAACTTCCGGCCCTTCCCGAACCAGTACCCGACGTTCAGCGTCTCGGCCTCGAGCAATCAATTCTCGTTTGAGGACTG